CAATATAGGGCTCTACATTAGAGCTACACTACAGTTAAAGTAGGGGATTTTAGCCCCCTACTTTGTTAATTGTTATAAACCAGCAACACAACGAAGGTCAATAGAGGTGTTAAACCTACGGAGAACAACCTGACCTGTTTTTAACATATGCAATGAGCTGGCATCTTTATCAGTTGAGATAACATCGTTACCTGATAAGTTTTGGCTAACTTCATTCATACCTTTTACCATACCACGAACCATTGCACGACCTTTTTTGGTAATCATGATTAAGTTAGATTGACCATCATATACTGAAGTATCAACGAAAGTCATACGATATGACTCAAGAGGTAAACCAGTTTTAGGATGGAACAAACCTTTAGCAGCAGGACCATCATCATACAGACGATTAGTTACGATGTTAATGGTATAACCATCAACGTGTTGATAGGTATCAAAGTATCCACCTAACTTCAAGTTGTAACCACCACCTGTTACGAAATGTCTATCACTAAGTTTGATATAACCAGCACCCAAAAGTTCAGCTTTCATAGCTTGGTCAAATGCATCACGTCCACCTGTTCCGGTGAAAAGAGTGATTTGTTTGTTTTCAGCATCTGACATACCAAAGAAAGTATCACGAATAGTTTGCTTCAATTTTTCAGCAGTCAATTCAGAGTAAGTATCTTTATTGATAATTTGCTCCAACAAACCTGAACCACGGATAATCATATTACCTTCTTCATCTCTTTCAGAGATTTGACCAAATTGGTCACGGTTAGATTTTGAATACCAGAAGTTAGTTTCACATTCCCTACGGAAGCTCAAGTTATGTTGCCATTCTTCAAATGACCACCAAAGTTGTTTAGTACCTCCACCTTTAGTACCTAATTCGATACCTTTAGCTGAACGGTATTTTACGTTACCTTCCCATTTGTAAGATTTACGAATAGTAGAAACGTCACCACGGACTTTGTAAGGAGCTGTAGTTGTTGACTCAGAACCTCTTGAACCAAAGCTTGCAGCAGCATACCAACCTAATGCATAAAGAGCACCAGCTTGTAATTCACTTGAAGGAATAAATTCAGCAGATGATTTAGCACCAGCAATTTTAACTGTATATTCCCAGTAACCAGCAGCTTGTCTACGATTAGTGATTACCAATTGATAACCTTTAGGAGAAAGGATGGTGTACTTTTCAGGGAAAATACCTTCTTGGAATCTTAGAACAAATTCTGAGAAACCGATACCTGCATTAGCAGTAGTAGTAGCAGCTGCCAAAGGAACAGCTTTAAACAATCTTCCTACAATATCATATTCGTATTCGTCACCTTCGATTTCTACGGTTGAACGCATACCTTCTGATAAATAGTGAAGAGGAAACCTGCTATCTTCGTTACCCATCAGGTAAGTAAGAACAGGAGTGATTTTTTCAGGTTGAAGCAAAAGGGCTTTAGCTAATGAAGCATCATTAGACACCATTTGTTCATTCCATGTTTGATTTGTGATAATTCTTGCCATATTTTATTTGTTTTTTAAAATTTTCTAGTTGCCTATGCTATCCCAATCAATATCGTCATTAACCACTCTGTCATAAGTGTTACCACTTTTCATCTTAGAACTCTTAACTTTATCTTTTAAAGATGTAGCTCTTTGAGTTGCAGCAGCGGTCTTGACATATTTATCAAGATTAAATTTATTTTTTAGAGCAATTGCTAATTCAACACGTTTTGCTGGATCTTTTAGTACGGCATTTAAATCTTCCATAAATTGACCCTTAGCATCGTATTCAAAAATTGCTCTACGTTCTTGAACAGGAATTGTAAAATTATTTACTTTTCCAGATTCAATAACTCCTTTTACATTTCCAAAGAACTGTTGTACTGCTTCTTTTCTCATCTGAGCTTCTGCTCTTTCTTTGTGGAGCATGTTTTCTCTTTCTTTTTCTTGTCTTACAGCAAGTTTACCAGCAGCTAACTTTGCTTGTTTTTCCAAAGTATTAGCTATTTCCAAGTCTTCGATTGCATCCTTAATTTCATCATCAGAATAATCAAGGGATTTGTACAGTGTTCTCATTACAGCTTTTTGGGCATTAACATCTGTTAAATCAACTGACTTGTAATCAATTTCTGGTTTTACTGTTGTAAAGAACTCTTTTATTTTATCTTCATCAGCACTGTCACCTAACATTTGGAGATAATCAAAGAAATCTGTTGCTACTGGTGGTAAAGCACTTAACCATCCATTTAGTTTTTCGTCAGCTTTTACATCAGCTACGTAATCACTAAATTGCATCAGACCATCTTCCGAATCTTCAAAATCAATTCCTTCAGGAAGCTCGACACCCATTTTGTTTGCAAGCTCAAGAATGAAGTTATTGTTTTCTTCTGATTCTTCTTCTTCTTTGGTTTCTTCTTCTGGTTCTGATTCTGGTTCTTCTTCATCTGAGATTTCGTCCTTAGAACTTCTTCCAGGAGTTTCTTTTGATTTAGATTCAGTTTCAGTTCCTTTAGATTCTCCATTTTTAGGTTTTGGACCTCTTTTTTTAGGCTCAGGTTTAGGTTCCTCTTCCTGAGTCTCTTTTTCATTTGTAGGTTGTGATTCCAAATCATTCCCTACTTCAATTGGATCTTCAATATTAGTAATATCAAAATCCAATTCTTCGTTTTCTTTACTCATAATCGTTGTAAAATTAATATTTATTAATGTTTTACATAAATAACCAGTTTATTTTTTTACTGGCTATTTATATATTGCACTTATACTTATTTTTTGCTTTGAGAATTTGATTTCATTTTGGCGACTTTTTCAGCACTTTGAGTTTTTTCTCTTTGTGCATCAGCCTTCCTTTGAGAATCTCTTTCTCTTACGTTTAGCTCCTCTTGTCTTAAACTTATCTCTTGTCTTTGTAAATCTAATTGAGCAGCTTTATTTATATTATCTATGTTTGATCCTTCGTCTATAGCATAAGCTGTAACTTCAGTTTTACGTAAATCCCATTCTCCTTTTCTATCTATCTTTTCAAGTTCTCTTTCATGTTGTGCAGCTGCTAACTGATCTTGCATAGCCAATACTTCTTTTTGCTGATCACCTTGCATTTGTTGCATTTGTTGATTATACTCATCCATCTTTTGTTCAGCATACAAAAACTTAGACTTCATTTCAGCAAAATTTTCAGAATCCATAACGTCAATTATAGTAGAGCCTTTAGCTCCATTCTGAATAAGATTCTGAATTTGATTTTCAAGTCTTTTAAGTTTTTCTAATTGCTTAGATGAATTAGCAACAAATATTCCGTATTCAGCTTCAGTATGTTCAATAGGATCAATATCCATATAAACTATTTTACCTGTATCAGGTTGAACATAACTTGTCTTTTTACCTTCAATCCATGCAAATTTTGAATAATCAAGTAATCCTTGATACTCTCTATTCATAAAATGTTCAAACTTACTAAAGAATATTTCAGTAATAAGTGAAGATTGAACCACAGCTCTTTCTACACCACCAACAGTTTCAGAAGTATTAATACTACCTTCTCTTTGACGAGTAATACCACATACCTCATCCCATTCGTTCTTTATAAAACGTAAAAGTTCTATATAAGCACTAATTGTAGATGATGCTAATCTTAGTGTTGATTGATGCTGATGATTTTGTTTAATACCTTCTTTATTGTAATCAACAAATAAAATAGATGTCATATCAGCAGTCAACAACCATTCATCCATTGACATATTTTTAGGTTTCCAGTTATAATCAACAACTGCCATATCATCTTTCATTTTAGCCATAGCTAATTTTAACCTATGCATTGTAGCATTATAAAGAATCTGATATGGAATACCTAAAGTTACAAGTGATATATTACGAGAGTTTATAGCTGAAAATACTCTACCATTATAAGGTAGTTTACATTTAGCTAAATTATCAAGAGATGTTCTTTGTACAGGAATAGGTCTTATTCTAAGATACATATCTGTACCTATCAAATAACCTTCCCATATTTCATTTACCCATAACCATTCTACAGTTTGACCTGCATCTTTTAAAGGTTTAAAATCTTCAGCAACCTCCATTTGTTGAGGTTGACCAAAATTATCTACGAATGTGCAAATCCCAACTTTCTTTTTACTTCTCCAAACAATGTGTTTAACTTCAACGAGCCTATTATAAACATTCTGAGGACCAGTACGATCATAGAGATTAGGAGCAGAAGCAGAAAATACAGTAGTGTTGGCCCCCAAAGTTTCAATTTTGTTGATAGCATCTTTAATTTCTTGTTCATTTTTACCTAAATCATCATAAAAAAATTCTACAATAGTAGATGGATTCATATACTTACGTCTTACAACCCATTCTCCATCTTCAATATATTCATTATCAGGATCTTTATCATAATCAATATCAAGTACATTTACAACCTCATAATAAGGTTCATTATGTTCTATAGCTTTATAACTATAAACTTCACCAGCTACTAACCAGTGAAACCATTCTAATAAAAACTTTTCATCAAGTTTATTATACTCATAAATATATTCTAAAGAATTTTGTCCAAGTATAGCTCTTTTATCTCTGTAAGAAGATACAAATTCTCTTGCTATTTCTTCAGGCATTGGAGTTTTTTCACTTGGTATACCTGTATCAACACCTTCTTCATTTAGTTTATTTACAAATAATTGTTGAAGAGTTTGAAATAACTTTTCGTTTTGAGCTTTTAATTGCTCATTTACTACATCATCATTTGTAACAAATACTTGGTATTGTTTAGGACGTTTAGCAAATTCACCCTGAAGCAAATCTATCTTTGTACGTATAATAGGATAATTTACTACGTCTGCCCAGTCACCTTCAATAGGTTTACCAAAGGGTTCAGTAATTATCTTATAGTCATCTATATCTATGTGACCGTTATAATAGTCATAAAGTTTTTTGAGCCACCACTTACGTTGAGTTGTTGCAAAGTAAGATCTTTCAACATAGGCTCTCATCGTTTTCTTACCCCATTCAAAATCATCAGCTATCTTTTCCTTATAGCTTATTGTTTGAACAGGAATATTAGCATTATATTGGATTTGTTTGGACATTTTGATTACAAATTTATTATAAAGTTTGTTTTAAACCAATTTTAGTTTTTAATCTATCAAAAAACTCTCTATCAGAACTATTATTATTTGGTAATTCTGCTTGAGGTTTCATTGTTAATTCTTTTTTATATAACATTGCCACTAACATAGCAGAATGTCGGTCAAAGTTACCATCATAACTAAACTTTAATATTTCTTCCAGCAAAGCTATGGAATATATTTTATGTAAGTTAAGTTCCTGAGTATTATCTTCATTTCTATCCCTAGCAGCTAATAACCAATCCCTAAAATATTGTACAGCTTGCTTTTTAACTTCAATATTAGACATTGATACACCATAGCTTCTTCCTAACTTTCTTCTTGCATTATCACTTGAATCATAAACAGTTAGCTCTTCTTCAAGCCTATGAAACAATCTATTATTTCTAGCATACTCTATAATATTACCCCTATCATTCTCAAATACAATCTTAGCATTATAATACTCAGCCATCATAAAAAGCTGTCTGTTAAAATCATCCTGAAAATTAGGTCTTGCCACATATTCAGCTACTATAATATCATAGGGTTTTGAAAAAGGATTAACCCTTTTCATAACATAAGCTGCACCTAACGAATCTCTTTTAGTTAATTCTTTTGACTTGTCTTTATCCATAGCAAAAGGGTCACAAGCTATATAATACAAATCAGGTGGTACACTATTACCAAATTTATAAGGAGGTTGATACATCATAACACAACCTTCCCCATCAACATCAGGTTTATATGGAAAATGGATTATAGGTTTAACATCCGTAGAAGGATTCCATTTAACACCTGTTTCTTCTTGAACAAAATAACCAGGAATACCCAAATTAGTCAAAGAAGAGTTTCCTTTTATTTTAGCTATCTGTCTGTTAATCTCATCTTTAGGGTAAATATTAGTACCCATTTTTAACATTGCTTCAGAAGGTTTAAGAGGATTTTCACAAATCATCTTATCTACAATGTTAATATCTTTTGTAGTTCTTCTAAGGTGTTCACGTTCAGCATGTATAGCAACTTCAGCTTCTTTATGAAGTGATACTCCTTGTTCAGTTATAAAACCTAATTTAGAATAACTATCAGGTAAAAAATAACCAATAGATGAAGTAGCACCTTCATCATACATATTATCATAAGCTAAAAACCCATAAGTATCTGGGTCATAAAACATTTCTTCAAAATCAACCATTCCTCCTGAAAAGTCACCACCAGTTCCGTATACAAATATTTGTCCTGATACTGCTGTACCAGATTCAACTGTAGGACGGGTTACAGTATAAGCAGCTTTAAGATTTGACATTGAACCTGCTTCTTCAAACAAGATTACTCTTGCATCTTTACCCCTTGCTACATCTGGATTATTTAAAGTAGAGTATTGCATAATCCTAGACATAGAACCACCAATTAGTTTTCTACCATCAGGTGTAATTTCCTCATAAGAAGCTTGTACTATTTCTCTAGGTTTATTTATATGTTGACGTTGACGACTAAAACCTGTATATCTATTTAAAAAATCAAGATAACTTACAGCCATCTTCATTGTTTCTTCAGAATACTTTTTATCTTCAGCAAGAATTAATGAGTTAGCTTGTGTTTTAGAAAACGTATAAGTCCATGCACATTTAGCTGCATTTTTATAAGAGTAACCTCTTCTTCTTGGTTTAAGTACAATCATATGTAAACCAAGTTCTTCAGCTCTTTTACATTCAGTAAAATAATACCAATCACTATCCCAGAAATCAGGAAATGTAACAGTTGTATCAACCCTTACTTTCTTTGAGGTTAACTCTGTTACATCAGTTATCTTTTTAGTTAACTTTAAAGATATTTGACAAAAGTTTAAATAGAAATAATGTTCTCCGGTTATCTTTACTCCTCCTACACTAATACCATTAATACAATAAAAAGCCTGAAGATTCCAATAATCTTTCCATTCTTTTGTACCTTTAAGTTTAGGGTCTATATAAAAACCTTCTCCGTGTCTTTTTCTGTTCTCTTCAAATTTTAAAGCTTCACGTCTAAACTCATTTGTATTAATTGATGTTATTAACTTTTGATCAAACATTATCTTTCAAAATCATTTATCTCAACACCACCTCTAAACTTAGAAGCAGCTACTTGTTTTTCTTTTATAATCTTGTCCTGAAGTTTTTCAAATATATCAATTGTTTTTGGAATTTCATTACTTGCTTTAAGTAAAGCTTGAATGTCATTTAACATAATCTCTACACCTGTAATCACTTGACCCTTTTTATTATTAATTCCTTCTTTGTATTTACCGGTATCAAGATTGTTTTCAATTTCATTAATCAAGGTATCAACTATTTTATTAGCTTTATATAATGCATTAATAATAGTAGCTAATGTTTTAGATGCAGCTGTATGATTTAACTCTTTATACTTTGCAATTGCAGCTGTAATTTCTTCATCAGGTTTCCAAGTAGGATCTTCAAACAAATCATTAGCTAATTTTTGATGCCTAACTTTAGGTTCATAACTTGAATATGGACCTTCATCAGAAGCCATATTATAAACATAAGCTAGTTCTTTCTTAGCTACTAGTTTTAATCTACCATCCATATCACCTTTGGCTTTTTTAATTCTTCTAACTATAGCTTTAAACTCAGGTACTTCTAATATCTCTGGTACAATTTCTAATGTTAAATCCTCATTTACTTTTAGTAATCTCATAATTTTATTATTAAAGAGCTTGTAAATAAACCAATAATACTTCCTATTGTAGCACCTAAAGCATAAATAATTCTATCAGTTTTAGAACCAAACGCAAGACGTTTAATATTAAATGACCATATCATACTT